ACCCACCTTGGCTTTCGCCAGGGATAGAGAGGGTCTTACCTCTCACCATCGGTATCACAACTCGGAAATGAATTCCGATATTGGATGCCAATCACTGGTCTTGCGACAGGGACGTATGCGGTACTTTTGTACAACATCCGTCCTCTCAGATGTCATAACGGCATCTGACGGAGGACTTTCCCTACCATCTGTAGAGTTCAACCAATGGAAGTAACCGCCCAAGCCGGTGGATCTGCAACGTTGCATAGCCACCAATCTCTTTCCCGGTTTACCGGGCGAGACAAGCTGAGACGGATTTCCAAAATCGAACCCCCCCCAAAGACATTTGGGCACACTCTCGGCGATAAGGAACCATAATGGTTCAAGATCGTCTCGTAGTATGCGCAATCCTTCAATCTGAGACCACTTTCGAATCGCATTCGCGATATGAATGAGGTCAATAAGATTAGAGATTGGTTTCCGAATGTAGAACGGGGTGATATCGATTCCTTCATGGTAATGACCTCCACAACTTTCACGAAAGGGCCCAATATGAAATGACTTGTCGGGATTAACCGAGAAGCCACAACACTTGAGTACCCATTCCAGGTCATGGTAACTCCCTGAGGGAGCTATAATATCATCACCATATACGGAAACGGTACCCTTGTATCCACGAGCGTAGCATACGGTCCGGGTAATTACATAGAAGAGGAGTGATTCCAATTCAAATGTAAAACCGTTCCCCATGCTACTGAACATGGAATTGACGTGTTCAACACCATCGATGATGGTGATAGGACTCCTTAATGCATTCAATAGAGAATACCATTGAGGAGGAAGCAATAACTCAACGAGTGAAGTAGTGACAGAGTCGCTCGCAGAGGACAAGTCGATGGTAGCAAGGCTACCGTCGATACTGCCTTGACGAGCAAACATCTGGTTCCTACTTTGGTCGTTCAGGTTAATGCCTACCCTACGCAAAGAATGTCTGAAGTAATTTCCGACACCCTTTTGCATGAACATATTAAGATCGGGTTCCTTTGCAGCAACCCGATCAATCGTCGTGTTCTTAGGTACAGTGAATAGGATATTACCTTTAACGATACGAATATCGTATGAGGACATATCCCATCCCTCCATTTCTGTTGAGATTAAATCCCACCAGGGGAGGGCGGCAGATGTGATATCTGCTCGTCCGATGTACTTACTCGCCGGATGGCTTTCAGTACGCGACCGACTCGTCGAGGCGCCACCACTAAACGATCCAATTAAGGAATCGATAGGGATGGTTTCCCCGATGATGTCGACCACCATGGATTGAGCTATCTGAAGGAACTTTGACCACTTAAGATGAGGCAAAATATGATAGCCTTCATCATAAGAATATAAGCGGTCATTGGTCTCTTCATTAATAAGCTCAACATTGAGCCATTTATCAATGGCTCTGGATCTGCGTAAATCAGCAGGATCAGTTTCTGACGAAACGAATTTTGTCAAGAACTGGTCCTTCAGGTAGTCAACCTTTACAGAATTAGGTAAAGAATTGATTTCCTGGATTACGAGATCCGTCCATGGGTCGGCTAGTCGTCTGTTCGCGTCGTGTGTCGACGGTTTCTTTCGACGTGTACGTGGCATTCTTGCCATCATGGCTTACTCCATTAAGGAATGTAAGCGACTGGTTTGCTAAAGCAAACACAATCACGAGGATCGCGAAGGCAAACAACACGATACCAATGAGCCCAATTAAATGGGAAACACTGGTCGTGGATGTTTGGTGGCGCGCCATCTTACCAGATGCCCTCGCCAGCCGTCAGGACGCCGTCAACAAGCGTGGCAGTAGAAGCCAAGCTCGAGGCGAACATCCCAACCGCATCCTTACGTTCTTGGAGTGAGGAATCACTCGCAAACGAAAAGGTTGCGTCCACATACGCAGTCCGCACGACCACCGGGGTAGAAACCCCGTTGATCGTCTGGGTCTGGACGATCGGCACTGCCAACTTAACAGTGCTCTTCATCCGGCCCGCAGCGGTTTTGCCAGTGGAGATGGTATACTTCGGATCACCGATCGGCACGCCGGTCGATTTTGCGACCACGGCCACACCATTGTCTTTCGACTTTGGGGTGAACGTGTGAGCGACAGGAGTCGCGGCCCGGTCTGTGAGGACCAGGTTTTGCAGCTGAGGCATAGTACATGCTTTCAGTTTGAGTCCTGATAAACAGGACGCGCTAGAGGACGGGGATAATTCCCGAAATCTATGATGGAATTACCATAGATTCCTTTGCGTCCAGAGGGCCACAGCATTAAGTATGTGGCCCGTGGAAAATGGATTCACAGCGTAAGGCAATGGAGTTGGAAACCCAGTCAATCCGTACCTTCTATAGTACGTAAAGTCTAGGTCACCGCTTCGTGGGGACTGTTCAACATAGTTCCCAGTCGGCTTTAGCCGAGCATTGATCTTACCGTCCGCATGGACAGCTTTGAATCCACCGACAAACGTGAGCCCAGTAGTTGCAGTTAATGCCGAAAGGACATTACCAACAGGGAGCCCCCAATCAACAACAAAGCTGAATGGAACAAGCTCCCAAGCAACACTGAGTGGGTTGACAAGACCCAGCCTACTCGCAGTCCTAGCCGGACCTAGATTAGGCATCGCGATAAGCTCACATGAATGTGATCGTTTGGCTTTGCCAGTCGATTCCCATCCAGCCGTACCGGAATAGTTGCTAACGCTACTATCCGAAACACGGCGTTTGGCATGTATCAACATAGCAGGTTTGAGTTTCTCAGTGAGAATATCATACGTGCCTTTGATATCCGACATAAGAGGAAGCCAGCCATAGACTAATTCAAGTCGAAGCTGAGCTAAATCTTTAGCCATTCTCCTCGAAGTAGGCACTTGTGACAATACACGGCCAAGACGACCGTGTTTGACGTCACGATATGCAGACAAGAGAGAATGGAAGCCGGAAGCCAACATGTCAGCTGTTTGTCGTGCTTCACCAAGTGCAGCACCAAGCTGTGCCTTTCCATCGGCAAGCTTAAGTAAGCACTCGGTCACAGCTTGGTTGAGTTGATTGTTGTCTTGCGAGACGCCACCACCTTGAAATACAGGTGGCAAGTCAAAACAAGTAGTACCCCCTAAAGCATTGGGGGCACCTTCAACAATCGTCTTCTGCACCGTTCCAGGAGCTGGATTCGGTGTATCGGACTGCCAAGCGCCGGAATTCCAACTGAAGTCCATAACGGCCCGCATATAGTTACTTGCGGGTCGCCAGGACGTTGAAGTTCCGGCAACGACACCCTGCTTATTATTCGAATATGACCATCGGAAAACCCGATGGACATATTGATTAAAAGCAGATTGAGAAGTAGTAACACGGCCATCGTTGTAAAAACGAGTGGTCGTAGTCACAAACGGATCTGACCATTGGCGATAGGTCGCAGTGTATTCATTACTGCGAGCTGGAACGAATGACATTTCCGATTCTCCATGTCGATTGTGAATTATGCATTACAGCATAAGGCTCATCGAAATGAGGGAGCTTAAGCTCCTACCACGCCCCGAAGGGGG